CATATCTAAATTATTATCAACCATTAGGTATGGGCGTAACCTGCGTTGATATGATTCATTAAACTGTGAACTTGCAGAAGTTAAAAATTCCTGATATCTATCAACAATATACAGTGGATCTGCGGCTATCATGTTGTTAGTCCACTCACCGTCTCTGCAACCAATTTCTAACGCAGGATATCTCCAATTTGTATATAGTAGAATTCTTTGTGCCACAGTAAGCGCAATATCGGCACTGATGTTGATCTGTCTAAATTTCCTTATATTATCAATTGGCGGCATCCTAGATTCTAATTCATAGTTACCAGCAAATATTTTATGTGTTAGATCGGTGATTTGTTGGTCAATATCTTTCTTGTATTCAACAAATTCATCTATGGGACGTTGTGCTTCTTCAATCAGCCGATCATAATGTGATACTAAACTATCTATGTATTCAATGTTTTTTGAATCGATGTTGTTGACTGCAGCTTTAACACCATTTATACGATCTCGTATTTCCGTCAGAGCAGTGACTGCTGGTGTGGCATCAACTGCCCCCACTAGGTGTTGTTTAAGTGAAACTAGATCGTATAGTGCCATGATTATTCAAATGTAAATAGTGCATCAAAGGTAGTTTTAATATCTGTCTTGCCAGGAATATCCCACCCCAACACACCCAATAAGTTTTCGACCTTTTGATTAACAATCCCTAGCTCCATCTTGTCGTCATCAAAGGGTAGTTCTTTAAACCAATTGGGAATATGCGTTTCGTCTGTGGGATACCCTACACTGGTATAGCCTAACGGATTATCCTTTAGTTTACACACAATAGTTTTCATACCATCAACAATCTGCATACTATAGTTGTCGCCATGCATGCGTCTTAGGTTATTCCAGTTCATAGCAGCTCTAACGTGTCCGGGCATGTTAGCTTTGCCTAGCCTTGCTTCTTCAGCAGTATACTTGGTCAAGTTGTTGACACGTTTAGGGGTACCTTTTTCCCATGCTGGGCGATCGGCAAACAACAGTTTAAAGTCACGGACCTTGTCATAGATTTGTTCTTTTTCTGCACCAGTTAGCACATCCAACAAGATTTCACTCAGGAAGTCTTGTACAACTTTGGGAGTATCTGACCGCTTCAAGTCCAGGCCCATGGCCTTGACCTTGCCAGGTTTGCCTATGTCTTGCCTGTTGCCTTCTAAATCATAAATCAATACTGCATAGCGTTTCTTTTTAATAAACAGGCTCTTGGTAGCAATAAGTTCACGACCACCTTTAATGATCTCGCCCATGTCTCTAGGACAATGACAAGCACGTTCCATAAAAGCCGGGAATGATTCATTCACTTGTTCGGCAATAGCATCGTACATCTGTATACAGACTTCTTTGTTCCACTCTAAGGCGCCCGCTTCGACTTCTTTTTTGATCGCCGGCCACGCTGAAAAGTAGACAGAGTCTGTATCACCGTAGATGACAGCTTCGCCAACGTGGTCATAAACACCCGTGATTGCCTCGTTGACATATGAGTCCATGTGTTTTGCGATAATGCGGCCTGTAAGCGTCGTACTTTGCCCAATACGCTGATCGAAGAACCTGCAGCCGGGGTTAAGGATAGCGCCGTATAGGCTGTTGAGGTTAATCTTCTTGACGAGTTGCCGTTTGTCCCAGAACGCAATGTCTTCCTTAGCTTCTGCGGTCTTTTTCTTTGCTTGCATTTCTTTTCGTTCGGCATACCAACGCTCCAATAAACCGGGAATGATTCCCTTCATGTCATATTTAAATATAGTGCCGTTTGCACTTAATGTCCAAGGTTCGCGACCTTCAAATACAAGACGCCATACATCGGCAGCACTCATAACGTCACTGGTGCCATTTTCCCAGTCGATAGTAATTTCGGTGCCTATTTCACCGTTCATCACTGCTTGGTATTCTAAACTACCAAACATGTTTTCCCATGCATCAGCAAAACTAGCACCACCTGCTACTTTTTCCTTGATGTAGTGGTCAGTCATTACTGGCCGGAATTGTCCAACAACGGTTTCTGGACCCATGTTAAGGGCTCGAATAGCCGAGGGATAGAGCGAGTTGATGTCGATTGCTCCAACCCATTCGTGCATGCCTTTTTTGGGATAAGCAACGTAGGCACCTGCGGCTTGTGTGTTTTCTTTGTCATCTCTGTTTCTCCTGTTTGGAACTATCATACCTCGACTGTGGGCCTCATTGATAATGGCCTGCTCAGTCACTGCTACTGCACCCATTGTAGTAGCAAGCAACACGGTATTATCGTGTGCAAGTTCGTTGGCCAAGTCCAAGAAGCGTAACTTCTTATCAAACTTGGCAATAAGCATAGTATCCTGTCTATTGTATTCAATAAACGTTGGGAAATCTCGATTATAAAGTTGGTCTAGTGTTCCTTCATAAGGAGTTTTGTGCTCGCCTAATTCATATTCGGCAATAGCATCCAAGCTATAACTATGACGTTCCTCATAGGTATATTTGCGATACAACTGCATATAATCCAAGTGCACACGACCAATTAAGTCAAACGTTAGATTTTCTGCACCAAAACGTTCAAACATACGTTGTTTAGGGTATTGCCCCCATAAGCACATTCTGCGTGTATCATCTTTACTAAGTACACGAGTAATGCGCATAATAGTATACGGAATATCAAAACCTTCACTGTTCCACCCACTTACAATATCTGCATCGTCAATCAAATCCAAGAATGTGTTTAGCAAATCTTCTTCACGCTCGAACAAAAAGCAATTTTCAAATTGACTACAAATTTCTTCTGCAGTTTCCCACGAATAACTCTTTGGCGGGATAACTAATGTAACCATTTTATCTAGCCAGTCCATATAAATTGAAATAGCAGTAATGGCGTTAAACGGATCATCAGGTTTACTGTACCCTCTCTGTGGATCAAAGTCCACCTCAATATCAAAAAACGCAGTCTGTAACTTGGGAGAATCGGCACCTAAGTAATTGGTTTCTAAACAACGAAAGATGGGATTAATGTCGGACTCCCACACACGTGTGCCCGACATTACTTTTAGTTCTTTGTGGTATTCTTTACTATTTCTTGTGCTGAATCTTGATACAGGGGTATCAAAAATAGTTCTAAACTTACCGCGAGGATCATCATAATAAAATATATAGTCTGCGGGATATTCTCTATAGGTTCGTTCGCCGTTTACACGTTCCACAACGTGAATGCGATCTTTTTGTCTATCATATAGTGCGTCAACGTAACTCATTTTTCTCCTTGTGTAACTTCGAGCTTACACATACTCTGCATGCTCTTAAAGTGAGCGACTCTTGGTTTATTATATTATTTAATCGCAATTAATGCAAGTTTAATTAAACCAACCATATCAATACAAAATAGCAATGCATAGTTGGCCAACATACCAAAACTGCCACGTGTCCAGGCGGCCCAAGCATAGATCAATGTACTGGCTACCCAAATGCAATATAGTTGTAACAAAGGAGGATTGGGTAAAAATATAGTCATGCCCAGAGCACAACCTATACTACCAAACCAGCCTAGGATTTCTAAGCAGAATCGTAGTGGCCATTCGGCGTAATCCTGTTTGATCCAATTGCGGGTGTCTTCGTATGCGGCCTTAATAAAGTTCATTGGTAATCTTTCATTAGATTGTACATTTCGGGAAATGTTTTACTGTAATCTTGATTTCTTAATTGATCGTATTCTTTGGTATAGTAAAAGAACTGTTTTAAATTAGATTCTTGGTTGGTAATATCACCGTTTAGAAAATCAATTATAGCATTTAATTGTTGGTCTGTCGATGTCAAGTGCTGACTTATTTGCTCTTTTGCTGCCTTGGGAGCATTGCGCATGTCCATATACGGTGGATAGTGTAGTATGTTAAACCCCACGTTATTGATGCCCAATTCATTAACAAAATAACGTTTAATTTCTTTGGCGTCCCAAATATTGTAGAGACTTAGGGTAACACTAATGCCTAAGTGAATATTGTGGTTGGCATCTGCTAGTTTTTTATAATTTTGCAGATTATTTAATACTGAATCCCACTTTGCTGGATAACGCATGTATTCAAAACGATCAGCAACACCGTCGGCGCTTATTTCTAACTGTACTGATCTAAATTTGCTAAACGCAGAGTAATAATCATCGTGCCAGATTGTGCCATTGGTATTGATGTGTATGTCTTGTGTACTGCTTGCACCACTGTTGGCTGCAGCCAATATAATTTGATACAATGGATCTATTAGTAATGGTTCTGCACCATATAAATCATAGTACAACATTCCCGGGATCCACGACTCTAGTGTGCGCCAGAATTGATTGTCGTCGTTGTAGCTGTCACGTATAACTGCAAATTTCTTTAGCCAATCATTATATGCAACACCCTCGGATTTGATATTTACTTGATAGTAGTCAGAGTACCAACGTGAACTAATTGTGGGACCGCAATGCCTACAAGATAAATTACAAACATTGCCGGGTTTTAAAAATACCGCACGTGGTTGATCGGCCAACGGCTCGGCCTTCTCAAACTGTTGATTATTAATTATTCGAAAACTAGTGCGGCCTGCGGCTTCTTCTTGCCAACATTGCGAACAATTAGAGTGTTGTTCGCCATTGGCTAATGCAGTTCGTATTTCTTGGCGTGTGGGGCTGTTCCATGCATCTTCGATGGTATACCGATCTAACGTAATGGTATTACCATCAGTATGTTTTAGTCTTGCTTGACTTTGATTGCATACTGATGTTTCCCCGGGATTTTGAACACTAAGCCCTATATCGGCTAATACACACCAAGTTTTGGACATTAAAGTGTTTTGCCCACAGTTTCTAAAATAGTATTAAGCTCGTCGTGATCACGATTAGTATCGGTTAGTTTAGCTTTATGTGCAATCTTAACTGCTTTCTTTAGCGTAGCAGGTTTAATTTCTAACTCTTCGGCAATGGCTTTGATAGTTTCGTTGAGTCCGGTATTGAGATCTTCAACTTCTTGCATGACCTGCATGCCTTCATTGATGAGTTGTGTAAGTTTGAGTTTAGCTTCGCCATTGAACGTCCTATTATATCCACTATCCATAATAATCTCCATATAAAATATTATTGTATATTTTTTTACAACAAAAAACAACTAGTTTGGTATA